CTGTCGTACGGTCGTACCGGGTTTGCGTTGCAGTTCATGTTAAACCCTAAGCTGAGTGATCGTGACCGTTATCCATTAAAGATTAACGACCTTATCATTCACGACGTTGACGTTGATCAAGCTCCTGAAAAGATCGTGTGGTCGTCAGACCCTGAGAAAGCAGATAGAACACTACCTAATGTAGGACTGGCAGGAGACCGTTACAAGCGTCCTAGTAGTCTTGTAGGAGAACTAATACCGTACAGTGGTTCTGTGATGTCTATTGATCCTTCTGGTCGTGGTAAAGACGAAACGGCTTACGCTGTAGTCAAGATGCTTAACAGTCAGTTGTTTGTTCCTGATGCGGGTGGTATTAAAGGAGGGTACGACGAGGTAACATTAAAACGTCTCGTCTCCATTGCTAAACATAACAAAGTTAACAAGATCGTTATAGAGTCTAACTTTGGTGACGGTATGTTTATGGAACTGATTAAACCGTTGTTTCGTAATGAATATCCTGTGACGATAGAAGAAGTACGTAGTAGTAAACAAAAAGAACTAAGGATTGTTGATACACTTGAACCTGTACTTAATAGTCATCGTCTTATTGTTGATCCTAAAGTTATCTCTAACGACTACCAGTCTGCGTTAACGTATCCTATAGAGTCTCAAGCTAGGTATATGTTGTTCTATCAACTATCACGGATAACAAGAGAACGTGGTAGCTTGGCTCATGATGACCGTCTGGATGCGTTAGCTATTGCTGTTGCTTATTGGGTAGAACAAATGGCTGCTGATGTTAACAAGAATATGTACGATAGAAAACAAGAACTACTACAAGAAGAGTTAACAAAGTTTACTGATAGCTTCTATAAACGTAAACGTGATAAAGCGATCCTTTGGACGTAACGTTGTTACTTAGATAACAAACTCTTACCTACTAGTTAACTTCTGTTATAACTGTGATGAAGTAGTTAGTTTAAATACATTAATATGTACTCTACTATCGTTATCGTTATATATGGTAATTCTAAAGTTAGACTTTAAATATACAAGGTTTACGTGTAAACACACCTATCCTTAAATCCGTTAGAAAGAAGACGACTATTATAACGAAACGTTAAGAGTAAAAAGCGAAAGAACGAAGTATGAGCTTTTTCAGGATGAGCGAAGCGAGTCCGCTCTAACTGATTATAACGACGACACTTATAACGTCATTCGTTGTTAGTTGTTTTGATGAAGAAGTACTGCAGTTAAACTGTTCTGTTAAAGCGTACAGTTAGTACGACTATCGCTCCGCTAGGCATTATACCATTTAGTAACCATTACAGGTTGAGTGTCAAGACTAGAGTTATAAGTCGTTGTATATCAATGAATAAAAATACGTGTCAAAATGTCACACCTAAATTAAAGCAACAGTCTTTACTACCTAACGTATTTGTTATATAGTGTAAAGTACGATGACGAACAATAGTATTTTTAATACGCTGGGAGGAAGAGCGAAGCGATGACGAACAACGACCAGACTGACGCTCTTATGTTTGATTTAGATAACCTCATACGACGGTATCAACAAGAGTACGACCTCAACGATCAGACAATAGTCGGCGTGTTAGAATTTGCCAAACTGACCGTTTTAACAGACGCTGAGATCATTTTTAGCCCGGAAGATTTAGACGAAGACGACGACTTAGAGGACTATATCAGTCCTAGTTTCTGAACTGCAACAGAGTCGGTTTAAGAAGAGACGTTAGCGAAGCGTTGTCGATGAGTACGCAAGGACTCAAATTTGGTAAAAAAATCTGAACGGCTTACGCTATATACGCGGTCGTTGTTTACCCCTTGGGTACCCCTAGATTTTTACTACAGCGGGGTACATTTTGATAAGTTTATATTAATAGATAAGTAATCCCTGCTAATAGCAAACTTAAACCACTGATTACCAGTAGTTTAAGATTTATTTATTACTCATACAACGGGGGTTATGTCTACTCTTTTTTAGAAAGTAAATAGTTTGTAGCAGGATAGTTTATGTTTACATATTGTTAGCCTATCGTTCGCAAATCGCAAGATCACTAGGTCAAATTGCGTCAAGGATTGATCGTTTCATATCGTTTTATCATGATAAGTTGATGCGTTATTTTTGTATTTTTTATTCGCTTCGACCCGTCATCAAAACGATCAATATCGATCATAAACAATCATAAACGATCATTGGCTCTCATCCTGCTAGCTGATAAGACTTGCTAATAGTTACCATTAGAAACACAGCAAAGTGATAAAAGTTAATATTTTGTTGTTGTGGTATCTCTATAAATAGTCTTTTCGTGCTGATATCACATTATTAACTCAAAAATACATTATTACTATTATGAATATCTTAAAATCATTCAGACCATCAGACAAAACACAAAAGTTTTATACATTCGAGGGTGATGTTTACAGAAACGATAACTTGCAATTAGTAAGAAAAGATGTTGCAAGACATTATAGAACGATTGACTCAATCAATAAATTAAAATCTTGTTTAAGAGCTGGAGAGTATACTTCATTAGGGATGTATCGTTTATTCTTTATTACTGAAGACGGCTCTTGTTTAAGCTTTTCTGCTGTACTAGATAACTTGCAAGAGATTTATTATTCGATGCGTAACAACATGAAGGACGGCTGGTCAATCGTTGCACTTGGTTGTGTGAATGATACCGATGAAGATATCTATTGCGATCACACAAGCGAATTACTTTCCTAATTTAATCACAACTCACATAAAAAACACACATTATGAAAAACGACAATACTTACAACGGATGGACAAATTACGAAACATGGCGAGTCAATCTAGAGCTATTCAATGGTGACGATGAAGCATGGCGTCATGGAAGCTCTGATGGGATGCGTGAATTTGCAGAGCTATTGATTGAAGAATCCACAGATGAAGGTATCGGCAGAGATTATGCAATGGCTTTCCTTCAAAATGTAGACTGGCAAGAAATAGCTGAACACTATCAACAAGACGATCAGGAGGTTGCATAACATGAAAACAGAAAAGACAATGGACGAACGATTAAAAACCTATGCATTAGCACAAAAGCCATTTAATGGCGTTGAGAGCGTAGCGAACATAGATGATTCATTAGATCGACATCTACCAAAGACAAGTAAAAAGACTATGTTTATTCTGGCTATATGTTCGCCCTTACTGGCTTTATTCAGCTGGGTATTACTTATCTACTTTGCAATTGCATCCGATTAATAGAAAGAAATAACCATGACAAGAACACTATCAAAACCTTTTGTTTTCAGTAAGTACCAAGCTTGTTACCTTGCTGATATATATAACAACGATGTACTAGATGACCTAAAGGTACTTGCCAACTTAGACGATGTTCAAAGACAAGACGACGAAATACTTGTTAGTCTTCACTTGTTAAATGTCTGGATTGAATCTGATTTTGAGACCTTTCCAAGAGTTTACACAGTTGCCGATAGTACCAAGCAATATTTAACCGACCTTTACCAAGCGATAGGTCAGGAAACCGGATATATAATCTTTAGACCATAATGAAACCACTATTACTACTCACATTACTACTCTTTACCAGTTGCAACCATTACAAGCTAACTGACCATCCAACCGACACTTGTCCGAGTGATGAAGGCTTTAGCTTGTCCGATTGACGGAAGCCCTTGTCCTTTTTGTGGAACTAACCAATAAAACCAACCAATAGAAAACCGATAAAATGAATATACTACCATCACAAGAAATCATTCCTAAATTTGTACATTGCCCACGATGCAAAAAAGCTTATCAAACCCGACGAAATGGACAACCAGTTGTCTTTGTAATAAATGGTAACGGAGCAGGCTTTGTTGATGTTGAGAAATGTACGATGCCTAGTTGCAGAAAAAGCGAGGATGTAACTCTTAAATGACTAACATCTGCAAACACTGTGGCTTAACGCTTCAAGGAATGGAAAGAGAAGGTGAGGACATATGCGTAGACTGCCTTGCCGATCTATGCTTTCCACCCAGTAATAACTATTCAACGATTGAAGGAATGATACGCCAGTCACAAGACATACCACTAACCGACAACGAACAGGAGGAAACCGACCAATGTCAATGATCACACTCTTATGCATTGTATTTATATTTATTCTATTTATTTCAATGTTGTATTCCGATTAGTTAACCGACAACCAATAAAAAAACCGATGAAATTAAACCTAACCGACGAAACAAAAGAAAACATACGTGTCCGTGCAAAACAGCACATCAATTCAACCGATCCATCAACCGACCACTGGGACTCAATAGAAACACCCGACGGATTCGTTGACTTTAATATATGGCAAGATGACGACTACAAAGGTGGCGAGTGGGTTGTCACTTGTTACGATACCTATTGCTCAACCGACGATGGATGCGTACACACTGACACTTCAACTTTTAAAAGGATAGCTTTGCAATGAGCCGAGAGATAACTTTAGAACCAAGCGTAATGATTGAGGAATTAATGTTTTACATTCACCAGAATGAGATGGGAGGGGATTGCATTGATCCGTCGAATAGGTTTTTTCCCTTGTACTTAGAACTACAGAAGCTTCTTGACAAGCTGAACAACGAACGACATGACTTGTACGTGTCCGTGAAAAATGATGAAACTAAATAACAACCCAAAAAAGAAAACCGAGATGACAACTATAAACTACAAAATCAAAACAGAAAACCGTAACGGCAATCATATTGTCGTAATACCACCTAGCACTGCTGAAAAGATATTCAATGAGCGTTGCGTTAATCGTCCGTTACATTTAGGTACTGCTAAAACATACGCAAAAGCGATGAGTGAGGGTAAATGGAAACCGTCTTCACAAATAAGCTTTTGCAACGGAAAGTTAGATGACGGACAGCACCGCATGATGGCTTCTATTCTATCAGGTCAACCCTTTGAAGGAATGGCGTACTATCATGACGATCCAGATACTTTTTCCGTGTTTGATAGTGGTAAGAAACGAACAAACGCTGATGTTTTAAGTATTAACGGAAAGAAATACGCTAACAGCTTGAGTGCTTGTCTTCAATTGATGGAAAAGATTAACTCAAAGACTGGTTTACCGAAAGGTATTGGAGGAAACACACGAATAATTGTCCAAGCTTACGAGATTATGGAAGTGCTTGCTAAGTATCCTGATGTAGAGTATTCCGTGGCACAAGTGCACAACAACCAGAAGTTTTTTAAGCTACCACCTGCTTCTACCGCTTCTTTACATTATGTTATTCGTAGAGCGTTGAAGAAAGACGACAAGCATTTAGCTGATGTGTTTATCGTTGATAAATTATTCAAAGGTTTAGAACTTAAAGAAGACGATCCTGTATTTACTTTTAGGAAGCATTTGTTAAACCTTAAAAGATTATGTGCACCGGGTGCTCAAGCTATTACGCATCATACATTATTCATGGGTGGTATTGTTACTTGGAATAAGTGGGTAAAAAATAAAAGCACTAAACTAATACGGATACCTGATGTTACCGTCGCACCTAAAATCTTACTGCCTTAACATGAGAGACTACGATAGCTGTCTAACCGAGTTCCTTGACTACGAGGATGACGACGGATTAACCGACGAAGAACGAGAAGAACTTAAAGATTTGTACGAAGCTTGGGTAATAGATCAGTACGAAACAAACAAACAATAGACTGAGATGGAAGAAACGGACGAACACGAGGAGGTATTGGAACATTTAGACGAGTCCATATCTGCACTGGTCACGAAAGGGTACGACTTGTTTTGGAGTAATAATGAGTTGTGTTACGATAGTGAGTTGAAGGTTGTACGCAGTGACCGACCTCGTGTTCGTCCTCGGACTTGGTTTTGCCACATGAATGAAGATGAACGAGAACGGTTGACCAAGTGAACGCAATCGAAGCCGAGATGAAGAGATGGGGACGAGCTACCTATCGCCAGTTCCAACAAATCTACAAGGAGAGTGAGCGTGGTAGTGAGATGGACAGCAGTAAGCGTGTGTTAAGTAAGCTTGCACCACAACTAGCACAACCGATAGAGGACTTCTTTAACCGATTTGCCAGTGACGATAGTCCGTCCATGCCGATTTGGTTGTGTTACATAGCCGACTTCCACCCTCAAATGGTAGCACAGATAGCATTAAAGACGGTGCTTGATAAGATGTACGCAGAGACCCGGCACTTTTCTCGGTTAGCCTCGGAAGTAGGTAAAGCATTTGAAGAGATTGCACGACAAAGAGTAGCTGAACACACCGTGCCTAAGAATAAGATGTTCAGCGTTCAAAAACCAAAGAGTAAACGGTCAAAGATGCAACGATTTTACACGGTTGAAAAGAATAACCGACGGTTTACGTGTTGGGAGACAAGGCTGAAGGTATCGTTAGGGGCGTGGTTGTTGGGAGAGATTGAAAGACACACAGGACTAATAGAATTTCGGATGGAACGATTCGGTAAGAAGCAACGCAAAGACGTGGTGTTATCAGGTGAGTTTACTGATTGGGTACGACGGTTTGACACGTGGAAAGAGATGCTTGATCCAATGCGTATGGCGTTACCACATAAACCGAAAGACTGGGTAGATTATTACAGCGGAGGATACGAGTCGTTCGACGATCCGTTTGTAATGAACCGACCAAGCAAAGCGAACTATACTTTCTTTAGTATCAATACTATATACACTGCTTGTAACAACGTCCAACGAGTACCTTGGAAGATCAACAAGAAGATACTTGACATAGCTCAGAAGTGTTGGGAGTTGGAACGAGTGTTTGACTTTCATGAAGTACCATTGCAACCGTACCTTGAGAACGGAGACGAACGACCCGAAGAGCTGAGACAATGGAAGTTTAAACAAGACAAGATTCGTCGCATGAACGAGTCCAACCGTAGTAAAAGATTACAACACGCCAAGGTCATGCACTTGGCTAAGAAGTACAGCGAGTGGGACGACGTTTACTTTCCGGCACGTGTTGATTACAGAGGCAGGGTATATTATATGCCAGCTTATCTGCACCCACAAGGTAACGACTTAGCACGTGGTTTGTTGTTATTCGGTGATGGTCAACAGGTTATGGATGAAGACGACCTTGAACGACTGTTGATCCACGGAGCTAATGCATGGGGTGTAAAGGGTAGCATTGAAGAACGGTTGCACTGGGTAGGTAAACATCAGAAGTGGTTCCTTGAAACAGCAGAAGATCCGATGACTAATGACTGGTGGATGGAAGCGAGTGAACCGTTCGGATTCCTAGCATTTTGTTATGAGTATGAGACGTACACAAAAGAAGGATATGGTTACGTTTCTCATTTTCCTGTACGTATGGATTGTAGTAACAACGGTATGCAGATATTACATTTGTTATTACGGGACACACGTCACGCCAAGCACTGCAACCTGATAGCTGACCAACCAGTAGGAGATATGTATCAACACATTGCTGACCTTGTGTACGAACGGTTGAAGGAGCAGTCAAGTGAGAGTTATATAGCCGAGTCGATGGTTCCAACACGGAGTAACAAGAGCTATGGCAAAGGCTGCGGTGATGAATAAACCGTACGGTCAGTCGTACTATTACGTGCTTGGTAACTTTTTAAATATCATTGGGGACGACCATCCGTTTCAAGAGGGGGAGAATGTAGACGCTATCAACTACCTAGCCGAACAGTTTAACACGGTAGCACGGGAGGAGTTGGAGAGTGTTGTCCGTATACAGAAGTTCCTGCGTGGTTGTGCCAATGCTATTGGAAATCAGATAATCAGATGGACGACACCGAGTGGATTTAAAGTAGTACAAGGACTGACTAAAACAAAACGTATATGTTGTCGTACAATTGTCGGTAACATAGCAACCAAGGTTGACTTGGAGGACGACACAGATGAGATCGACCCGAAGGAACAACGCAAAGGAATCACTGCTAACTTTATACACGGCATAGATGCAGCTGTTGTTCACCGATTAGCGTACGCAATGCCGTACGACATGGGGTTTGTTCACGACTGTTTCATAAGCCACGCATCCAACGCAAGAAAAGTACACCAAGATGTACGAAAAACATACAAGACTTTCTTTTCAATTGACTTACTAGCCGAGTTCAGATGTGAGTTATTGAATCAATACCCGACAGCAAAGTTGCCTGACCTGCCTGAACTTGGGACGCTTGACGTTTCGCAAATAGATCGAGCAATGTACCTGCTGTCTTAATAACACATAAAAACACTAAGAGAAATATGAGTATACAAAGTAGAAAGAAACACGCAGTTATCAAAGTAAAAGGAACAGCTAAGTACTGTCACCTTGAATGAGCCGAACAAACGGTTTGATCCTGAGTTCGGTACGTACAGCTGTGATTTGATTGTCAGTAAAGAGGAAGCTGAGATGTTACAAAACACGATACGTCCGTTGTACGAAGAGGAGTTAAAGCAAGTACAGGAACAACACGCTGGTAAGAAGATCGAGCAGAAAGGATTACCTATCACTGAGACAGATGAGGGTACGCTTGTTAAGTCTAAGTTGAAAGCCGGAGGCAGACGCAAAGACGGAAGCGTGTACAGTCTATCCATTGCGTTGTTCGATAGCCAAGGCAAACCGTTACCGGAAGATGTTAAAGTATGGGGTGGTAGTAAAGTAAACATGGCTATTCGTCCGAGGTTTTGGTACACAGCGATGGCAGGGTTTGGTGTGTCGTTTGATCTGCAAGCTGTTCAAGTAATAGAACTACAGAAACGGTGGAGTCAGTGCGATGGCAGCTGATGCATTCGGATTCACAAGTGAAGAAGGATTCGTAGCCAATGGAGGAGAAACCCTAGACCAAGTATTCGATGCGGAAGAGACGAGCGAGACAGAAGTCACAGCGAACTTCTAATAACCGTTATCGTTCAGGTTTCGAATCTAAATTAGCTAACCAATTACAGCGTAGTGGTGTCGACTTTGAATACGAGACACTCAAGATAGAGTACCGTAAAGTATCAACCTACACACCAGACTTCATCTTGCCTAATGGTATTATCATCGAGGCAAAGGGAGTTTGGACGGTCGAGGACAGGACTAAACATCTGTTAGTACGTGAGCAACATCCACACCTAGATATACGAATGGTGTTTATGAACGCTGCGAACAAGATACGGAAGGGAAGCGACACCACTTACGCTCGTTGGTGCGAAAAGAAAGGAATAACATATGCAGATAAAATCATACCAAAGTCATGGCTTTCACACAAACACATCAACCCTGTGACAAGTGTGGGTCAAGTGACGGAGCAGCAGTCAACGATGACGGAAGCACCTATTGTTTCGTGTGTCAAAATTATAGTGGACAAGGAGGAGGAGTGAGCAAACCAACACCGAGAGAGTTTCTTACTGGCGAACCCTAAAGCTATACCAAGACGCAACCTGACAGAAGATACGTGTCGTAAGTGGGGATACTGGGTCGGACAGATAGGAGGAGAAGCAGTACAGATAGCTAACTATAAGACACGAGACGGTAAGCCTGTGGCACAGAAGGTCAGGTACGCTAACAAAAGCTTCAGTGTTCGTGGTGAGTTGGTTGGTCTGTACGGTCAGCACCTATGGAAAGAGAAGGGACGTCGTGTTGTTGTGACTGAAGGAGAGATAGACGCAATGTCAGTTAGTCAGGCAATGGACAACAGATACCCAGTCGTGAGTGTACCGAACGGAGCAAGTGCTGCAAAGAAACACGTGGCACAAGCTATTGATTGGTTAGAGTCTTTCGACAAGGTGATCTTCTGTTTCGACATGGACGACGTGGGTCGTAAGGGAGCGAGTGAGTGTGCAGCATTGTTAACACCGGGTAAAGCACACATCGCAGAGCTACCACTAAAGGACCCGTCTGATATGATCACAGCGTACAAGTCGAAGGAGTTGGTGTCGTGCTTGTATGAAGCAGTCGAGTACAGACCTGACGGAATCGTAAACGGTAAGGACTTGTGGGAGTTGGTAAGTAATACTGACGAACATAAAGCAGTGCCGTATCCGTACTATAGTTTAAATGAGTTAACCCACGGCATGAGACTAGGAGAATTAGTTACAGGTATGCGCGGGTAGTGGAATAGGAAAGTCTCTGTTCTGTCGTGAGGTTGCTCATCACCTGCTAAGTCTTGGCGAGACGGTAGGTTATATAGCACTGGAGGAATCAGTCAGGCGTACAGCTCTTGGTATCATGGGTATCCATCTGAACAAACCATTACACCTTGAAGACGAACAGCTAGACACGGAAGCGTTACGTCCTGCGTTTGAAGAGACAGTAGGTAATGGAAAGTTCTACACCTACGATCACTTCGGAAGTATGGACAGTGACAACTTGCTGGGTAAGATACGATATTTGATAAAAGGATTCGATTGTAAATGGATATTCCTAGATCACCTATCGATTGTTGTCAGTGGTATAGCAGGAGATGACGAACGACGATTGATTGATAACACGATGACCAAGCTACGTAGTCTTGTTGAAGAGACAGGGTGTGGCATGGTGTTGGTCAGTCACTTGAAGCGAGTGGATAGTGGTCACGAAGAAGGAGGGCGAGTAAGTCTGCACCATCTGCGAGGCAGTCAAGCTATAGCACAGCTATCGGACATGGTACTCGGATTGGAACGTAACCAACAAGCTGAGACTACATCTAATGAGACACGTGTTCGTGTGTTAAAGAATAGATTCAGCGGACAGACAGGACATTGTACCACCCTTAACTACGACACAGAAACCGGACGATACACAGAAGATAAGAACGTCTTCGAAGATACAACAACTAACAACCCATTCTAATAAATGAAAACACTATTCTTTGATATAGAAACAAATGCGATAGAGGATTGGTCGAACTTGTCTGACTTGAAGACTGTTCACTGTCTATCTATCTACGATCCTACCACACCTAAGATGATAACGTATCACGGTGCTGGTATTAAGAACGGACTAATGGAGTTAGCTAAAGCAGAACGAATAGTCGGACACAACGTCATCGGCTTTGATCTACCTGCTCTCTCCAAGATGTACAACTTCCATCCACCGCTTGTTAAAGTATTGGACACGATGGTCATGGCTAAGTGTATAGTATCTGATGTCCGTAACGACGACTTCTTACGAAAGAACTTCGATAAAAGTTTAGTGGGTAGTCACTCGTTGAAAGCGTGGGGACTGAGGCTGAACAACCTGACCAAGCTGACATACGGTGAGGAAGACGGAGCGTTCGATAGTTACAACGAGGAGATGAGGAAGTACTGTGAACGTGACACAATTGTAACACAAATCCTGTTTGACTATCTAATGATGGGTAATCCAAGCGGTGAGATGTTAGCGATTGAACATTGGTTTGCGTTCCTGATGAGACTACAAGAGAAGAAAGGCTTTGCGTTTGATATAGAGAAAGCAGAGAAGTTAGAGCTGAAGCTTGCCAGTAAACGTGCTGAGTTATTAGACAGACTACAGAAAGAGTTCCCATCTAAAACGGAAGAGATGAAGACACCGAGTGGTTGGGAAGTCGAAGGATACACAGCACCCACGAAGGCAAAGTTAAAGTTGATACTTAAAGATGCCGGATTGAAACAGACGTTGGTCAAGGATGCAGTTCAGTTAGCACCAAAGACTAAGACGATAATGTTTAATCCCGGTAGTCGTAAGCAGATAGCAGAACGATTCCTTGACTTAGGGTTTGACCTGCCGAAAGAATCAGATGCAACCACACCCAAGGTAGACGAAGGAGTACTGCGTAGTATAGACCATCCTTTTGCTGAGGTGTTGTGTGATTACTTGTTGGTTACTAAGAGGTTAGGACAACTAGCAGAGGGCAATCAGGCGTGGTTAAAGCTACAAAAGAACGGACGGATACACGGAAGAGTCAACACAAACGGTGCAGTCACTGGTCGTTGTACTCATCAGAATCCTAATGTAGCACAAGTACCTGCGTGTCGTGCTGAATACGGTGAGGAATGTCGTGACTTGTTTAAAGCGGGAGACGGATACAAGTTAGTAGGGTGTGATGCAGCAGGACTGGAACTACGAATGCTTGCCCACTACCTAGCTTTCTACGACGGAGGGGAGTACGCTAAGACTGTTATCGAAGGAGACATACACACACTGAATCAGAAAGCAGCAGGACTGGAGACACGAGACCAAGCTAAGACGTTTATCTACGCATTCCTTTACGGAGCTGGTGACGCTAAGATTGGAGAGATCGTGGGTGGCAGTGCTAAAGAAGGACAGATGTTAAAGCGTAAGTTCCTGAGCAACCTGCCAGCGCTGAAAAGATTACAGGCAGATGTACAACAAAAGGCACAACGAAGTAACAAGCTGACTGGACTAGACGGTCGTATACTTCCTGTTCGTTCACCACACGCTGCATTGAATATGTTATTACAGAGTGCGGGTGCTGTGTGTATGAAGGTAGCGTTGATCCAACTGTTCCATCGTATGAATAAACTGAAGTGGCAACACGGTAGAGAGTACAGCTTTGTTGCTAATGTACACGACGAGTTCCAAGCAGAAGTACAACCTGATAAAGTAGGAGTGTTCAGTGATCTGGCAGTTGAATCAATACGCATGGCAGGAAGAGAGTTAAAACTAAACGTCATGTTAGACGGTGAAGCAAAGGTAGGTGAGACATGGGCACAGACACACTAGAGATTGAATACGATTGGCACTTGAGTCTTGCTAAGTTGTACGATACCATCGACTTAGAAGTTCCGTGGGACTGGAGAAAACAACACGTACAACATTATATGCCATCATCCAACGCTCAACGTATCGGAGCAATAGCCGAGTCGAAGTTCCAAACGGAATGTTTAGAGAGAGACTTTGAACCACATATGCCAGCAACACCTATGCCGTGGGACTTTATCGTCACGTGTCCGGCAGGTATGTTAAAGGTACAAGTCAAATCATCTAGCACTAGACAAGGACAGAGCTATACCGTCGTGACGTCAAGTGGATGCACAGGCAAGGAAGCAATGTCACACGATGTGGATATAGTAGCTTGTTATATAGCACCTGAGAAGATGTGGTGGATGATACCACGTAGTGAGTTGACAGGTAAGACAGCGAAGTTAAACCCGTTACCATCAAGTAGAAACAAGTACAAGAAATACCAAGAGAACTGGAGCGTATACTATGAGTAATAAGAAAACAACCCTACTGATAGACGCTGACGTGTTGGCGTTTGAAGCAGCAGTGGTAGCCGAGGAATCAATTGAATGGAAGGATGAGATGTGGACAGTACACGCAGACATGGCACTAGCTAAAGCTCGTGTTGTTAATCGTGTCGAAGAGTTCAAGGACATGATGAAGACGGACAGTGTAACGATGTGTCTGACTGATCGTGCTAACTTCCGTCGTATTCTTAATCCCGACTACAAAGCAAACAGATCGAAGTCACGTCTACCTATTATACTGCGACAGATAAAACAATGGATAATGGAAGAGTACGACGGACAGATGTACCCCAACTTAGAAGCAGATGATGTTATATCTATACTAGCTACTGACAAAGAGATGGATGAAGAAACAATCATCGTTAGTATTGATAAAGACTTCAAGACTGTACCGGGTATCTTCTACGACTACAACCGTGGTGAGTATCATCATCCAACAGAAGAAGAAGCAGACAACTATCACTTGATACAAACAATAATGGGTGATGCAACAGATGGATACAGCGGAGTACCCAGAGTAGGTCCAGTGGGAGCAAAGAAACTGTTAGATCAAAACGGATACACATGGGAAACAGTTACTGCTTGTTACGAGAAAGCTGGACTCACTGAACAAGACGCATTAATGAACGCATGGATGGCACGACTGCTACGAGCAGAGAACTATTCATTCAGAACAAACACAATAAAGAAACTATGGACACCGAGAAACTACCAAACCAAGGATATACTAGAGATTTCACCACAGGCGCTAAACGTGACGGGGACATTGGACGGGGACGACCCTCGCTTATTCCTCCAATCGCCTTACGCTCGCTCGCCAAAAGATTTGAAGATGGCGGTAAACTTTACGGAGACAACAACTGGAGAAAAGGATTCCCGTTAACAAGACTGTACGACAGTATGTTCAGACATCTGTTAGCGTTGGCTGATGGGGATACATCGGAGGATCATGCGGGTGCAATCTTGTGGAATGCGTCAGCGTGGTTGTGGACAAAGGATCAAATAAAACGTGGTAATTTACCAATAGAACTGGATGATATAGAGAATGATGAATGAAGAATTAGTATTACCCGCACTGTCGAAAGATTTGATAGATAAGCTTGACAAGCTATACCCAGATAAATGTCCGCTGTTGACAGACGACGATAGAATGGTATGGTTTAAAGTAGGACAACGTAGTGTAATTAATTACTTACAACAAATATACGACGAACAACTTCAAGATAATATTATAACCAAGGACTAATTATGTGTTTCGGCGGATCACAACCAACACCTCAAGCCCCACCACCTCCACCACCTCCCTCCTCCCGACAGCAACAGCTCAGTAGAGTAGAACCTACGAAAGGCAAGAGCAGCACGTGGACAACAGCGTAAGCGTGGAACAAGAACGTTAACAGTAAGTCGTCGTCCTTCCCTTGGTATGCAACCCGGACAAACAGGAGTACAATTAACATCATGATTATAGGATTAGATAAACTTACGTTATTAGACGGTGTGGTTGCTAACGGTGCTGGCAGTGCTGTTGGAGCCGAGCGTTCTAAAGGATGGACATTTGTTATTGAGTCTGAATCAGTAAGCACAGGTGCTACCGTTGCTGTTGAAGCATATATCGGTGGAGCTTGGAGAACAGTTGATAGCAGAGCTGTAACATCCTCTGGTAATATTATGATAAGAGATGAGTACGGACACTACGAAAAGATCAGAGCTTCAGTGTCAAGTCGTACTGACGGAACTTACAGCGTCTACGCTACAGGCACTACCTCTTCTCTTTAATGTCTCTTGTTGCGGTAAACATACCACCTCCTTCTGAGGTACAAACTAGCAGTGAGTTCTTGGCTCCGCAGTTTGGTACAAGCTTTCCGCTGGATTTGTTTGACGCTACATTCCAAGCTTACTACGACACACAAGCAAACATAGAAGCTAGGTCAGGCGATCCAGTCGGTACAATTTATATGGCATCTGATGTTGTACGATTGTATGTATACGACGGAACTGATTGGCAATACTACACAGGAACTTAATAGATGAACGAGACAGCACAGGGTTTATATCACAGCTTAGAGAATCAACGTTGGTCGTTCTTAGATCGTGGTCGTACATCATCTGAGTTAACACTACCGTATGTCCTACCACCTGACGGTCACAGTTTTGCTACTAAGTATTACACACCCTATCAAGGCATCGGAGCACGTGGTGTTCTTAATCTATCGTCTAAACTTTTACTTGCCCTACTACCACCTAACGCTCCGTTCTTTCGGTTGGTCATAGATCGCTACGAATTAGATAAAGCAAAAGCTGAACTAGGACCAGAGGGAGCGGAGCAGTTACGGACAGATTTAGAGAAAGCACTGGCTGATGTTGAGCGTAGTGTATCACAGGAAGTAGAAGTACAGAACTTCAGGAACGGTATCTTCCAAGCACTCAAGAATCTTCTTATCAGTGGTAACAGTCTGTTGTACTTACCTGATGAAGGAGGCATGAGAGTGTTTCGTTTGGATCGTTACGTTGTTAAGCGTGATCCAATGGGTAACGTTACACACATAGCCGTCAAAGAAACGGTAGCACCTATGATGTTACCTGAGAGTGTTCGTGAAGAAGTGTATCGTCAGGAAAAAGAAAACACCTGCGACCTGTATACATCTATCGTTAGAGAGGGAGACAAGTTTAATGTACAACAAGACGTCAAAGGTATAGTCATTGAAGAGAGCATTGGATCGTATCCGGTAGATAAGTCTCCTTGGTTACCACTACGTTACACACAGATAGACGGAGAAGACTACGGACGTGGGTTCGTTGAGGAATACATCGGTGACATCAAGTCGTTGGAAGCACTGACTAAAGCTATCGTAGAGGGTAGTGCAGCAGCAGCTAAAGTATTGTTCATGGTTAATCCTAACGGTACAACACGTTCACGTACACTGGCTGAAGCTCCTAACGGGGCAATCGTACAAGGGTCTGAAGGAGATGTATCTGTATTACAACTTAATAAATTTAATGACTTCCGTACTGCTCAAGCTACAATGCAAGGGATTACGGATCGTCTATCACAAGCCTTTCTACTGACATCAGGGGTTGTTAGAGATGCCGAGAGAGTGACCGCTGAGGAGATAAGAATGCTCAGTCAAGAACTGGAAGCTGCCCTTGGCGGTCTCTACTCTCTCTTATCACAGGAACTACAACTACCAATCGTCAGTCGTCTGATGGATCGTATGTCCAAGGACAAGCGTCTGCCTAAGCTACCTAAAGATATTGTTAAACCTACTATCGTTACTGGTGTTGAAGCACTTGGTCGTGGTAATGATTTACAACGTCTAGACTTATTCTTGGCAGGAGCTAATCAGGTAGTAGGACCACAAGCAGTGACACAGTATCTGAATGTTAGTGATTACTTTAAACGTCGTGCTACTGCTCTTGGTATAGAAACTGAGGGACTGATCAAGACGGAAGAAGAAATTCAACAAGCTATGCAACAGGCACAACAACAAGAGATGATGATGAAGTTGGGTAGTCCTGCCGTAGCACCTGCTATCAATGCTGCACAGGAGCAGTACATGGCACAACAAGAACCACCACCTGAAGAGTAAACTATCATGGCTGAATTACACCGAGTAGAGATAAATGAAAAAGCACCGAATGAGATCGAACCCGTTGACGAAGCGGTTGAAACTCCTGAAGAGCAACAAGCGGAACCACAAGCTGAGGAAACGCAAGAACGTCCTGAGTGGCTTCCTGAAAAGTTTAAATCAGCGGAGGACATGGCACAGGCATATGCGGAGCTTGAGAAAAGAATGGGACAAGGGGCAAAAGAAGTTGAAGAAACTGAACAACCCGAAGAACCACAACAAGAAGAACAACAAGATGATGACAACAAAGAAGAAGCTGGTGATTATAATGAAGCTGTTGTGGAAGCTAGTAAGGAGTTCTTTGCTAACGACGGTCAACTGTCTGAAGATACTTATAAGAAGCTTGAAGAAGTAGGATTACCTCGTGATCTCGTCGATAGTTACGCAGCTGGTCAACAAGCTCTCATGCAAGGAGAAGAAGCAGAGATCAAAGGAGTCGCAGGTGATAGCTACGATGCAATGGCTGAATGGGCCAACGAACATTTACCGCAGGAAGAGATCGACGCATTTGACGAAGCTGTTACAGGAGGCACGGTCAGCCAAGCGAAGTTAGCAGTGCAAGGATTGTACGCTAGGTATCAGAATGCTACAGGTGCAACACAACCTAAGCTGGTACAGGGAGCAGTTAGCGGTTCTTCCACTATGCCTTTTAAGAGTATGCAGGAACTAGCACGAGCACAGTCTGACCCACGTTATCGTAGTGGTGACAAAGCTTATCATCAAGAGATTGACAGACGACTTGCTGTGAGTAATATTTAACTTTCATAATTAATGTGTGTGTAAAGATGCCTTGGGCATTCCTATGGCTTTTCTCCCTTTTATCGGTTTCAGGGAGTTTTTAAGGAGTGCCTCAAGGCATCTTTTTTCTTTGCTTAGGTAGTCGTTGGTTACTATGATTAAGAATATGGCAGCAGAGATAGGAGAAAACGTACAGGTCAAAGCTAACCTAGCATTCATGGCGAAAGTCATAGCTATTGTTGGGACGTGTGTCTGGGGATACAGTGTTGTTTGGAATAAGCTGATGGTATTAGATAGCAGCTTAGACCGGGTACAACACGAAGGTACGCTATTGGGTGATTTGTCCGCACGGATGATGCATCTTGAGAAGTTTGCTGAACAATCCAAAGCAGACCTTAATCATCTGTTGGAGATGCAAGACGCTCCGATAACCTCTGACCATCAACAGTTTGAGAGATTAAAATACTTGGAGAAAGAGTTGGACAGACTACGTGATAAAGTAGAGAAGTGAAATGGGAGAACTGCTTATGTTGTTCATTACGGGTGGGGGTAGCACGGCTATGGGTGCTATTCTCAAGGGTGTGTTTGGGTACATATTTGAAGCTCGCCAACAAAAGCACGATATTGAAATGGCGAGAGAAGCTCGTGCAAATGATAATTTTCTTAGACTCCAAGCTGAACTTGCTAAAACAGGTACTTCTGAATTTGTTTCTTATACTCGTCGTTGTCTTGCTGTTATCGGGGTGTCTACGCTCTGCACGTGTATCATCTTATGTACCCTTTATCCCAACGCAGAAATCCTTACAGTCACAAACGCAGACGGAGAAGGATACAATGAAATCCTCTTCGGACTCTTCAAATGGCAAGCAGCTCAAAAGCCGATCACTATTTCTTCTGGACACATCAGCCTTATGGGATGCACAGTAATTCTGCCTTGTATACTAGGCTTTTATTTTGGTCCATCTGGTAGGAGAGGATGATGAATTTCCCGCTTGCTAAAGCTAAGTCTGATCGTAGTAGTATTGTGGAATGTCATATCGTTCATACATACGAAGCACGTTTACAAGAAAGCAAAGAATGGAGTTCCAACTAAAAAGATTACGACGGCTATACCGTGAGTTAACAAAACTAGAGAAAGCACTAGTGTTGACAATTGGTGTATTTATTGCTGTTATTGTAATCGGTAACATATTTATATAGACAATTACGACAATTAGTCCTCGACCTACTGCGGTAGACAATCCTGTGAACGAACGAAGTGAGAGTCAACCAACCAATAACTACAACTATAATAACTACAACATAAAGGAAAATATATCATGGCTAATGGAGATACATCCCCCTCACGTGTTGGACAAATTAATAGTGCTGGTGATACAGATGCGTTGTTTCTTAAAAAGTTTAGCGGAGAAATTCTGCAAACCTTCGAAGAGTCAAACATCTTTAAAGCACTACATACTGTTCGCACAATCGAAAACGGTAAATCAGCTCAGTTCCCTGTAACAGGAATCGCTTCTGCTGCTTACCATACACCCGGTGAAAACATCGCTGACGCTGGAAACAGCTACCTTAGCGACATCAAGAAAGCTGAGAAAGTCATCACTATCGACAAGATGCTTTTGGCTTCTACTTTCTTAAGCAACATCGACGACGTAAAGAACCACTACGACATCCGCAGCGTCTACGCTAACGAGTTGGGTAAAGCTCTTGCTGTTCGTTTCGATACTGCTCTTGCTAAAGTATTCATCGCTGCTGCTCGTTCTGCTGCTGCCGTAACTGGTGGTAAGACTGGTGGTATCCTTGACGTTTCTGCTAATGCAATGGGTGACGTAAGTGACTCAGAAGACGACACTGATAACACTGATCCAACTGGTGCAGAATTAACAGCTGCTCTTTTCACTGCTGCTCAGAAGCTCGACGAAAATGACGTTCCTAGCGACGGTCGTTTCTGCGTTCTTCGTCCACAAGAGTACTACAAGTTAATCACTGGTGGTGCTGGACAGCTTGCTATCTCTACTTCTGCTGTCAACAAAGACGTCGGAGGTGTAGGAAGCATCGCTGCTGGGTCGATCCCTCAAATCGCAGGTATCACAATCTACAAATCCAACCACATCCCATCGACTGACTTGTCTGCTGTTTCTACTGGTGACGGAGAAGCTGCTAACGACGTGTTCGGTGGAAGCGGAGTAGGATATAACGGAAACTTTACTAACACGCTTGGTGTTGTTTCTCATTCTGCTGCTGTTGGAACTGTTAAACTGCTCGACTTGGCTACTGAATCTGAGTACCAAATCGAACGTCAAGGTACACTTTTCGTTGCGAAGTACGCTATGGGTCACGGAGTTCTCCGTCCTGAGTGTGCTATCGAACTTCAGAAGTAACCACTCTCTCGGTGTTGGGAGGTCTGTGATTCGTTCCGCTCCCTTCTACCGAGTATTTTTATATTATGGCTCTGACAACAAAACTTAACGCAGTAAACACGATGATTAGCGTCATCGGAGAAGCACCCGTCAACACACTAGGAGGGACAGCTGTACCAGTTACTGTTGTTCAAGCTGAGTCCACATTGGACGAGATGAGCAGAGCCATTCAGTCAGAGGGTTGGCATTTTAACACCGAGCACGAATACACCCTTACCCCTGACGCATCAACGTCTAAGATAACACTACCTAACAATACGTTACGTGTAGACTTAGACCCACAAATTTATACAGATAGTGATCCAGTACAGCGTGGACTAACCTTATACGATAGGAAGAATCACACGGATGTATGGACTAAGGAGGTTAAAGCCTCCATTACTTTTGAGTTGGACTTCACGGAAATACCTGAGCAGTTCCGACACTACATCACCGTTAAAGCTGCACGTGTGTTTGCTAATCGTTTCCTTGGTAGCCGTGAGATAGAAGGCTTTGCATTACGGGACGAGATAGAAGCAAAAGCTAGAGCAATAGACAGCGACTCCGAGAACGCAGACAGGACGATATTTGACGACTACAGCGTGTTACGAGTGCTAGATAGATAATGCCGTTATTAGTTAACAGCGTACCTAACCTAGCTCAGGGCGTATCACAACAACCAGACAATCTTAGGTATCCCGGTCAGTGTGACGAGCAGGTAAATGCTTGGGCTACTGTTGTTGAAGGACTTGTTAAACGACCGAACACCCGTCACATTGGTAAGTTGTTTACCAGCAGTAATCAGGATAACGCACACGTACAGATAATAGACAGAGACGAGACGAACAGGTTTGTATCCGTAATAGACAACAACGATCTGTCTGTGTTTGATCTGAATGACGGAAGTGAAAAGACGGTAACTATTACAGCAGACGCACAGACTTACCTTGATAACATCAACAACCCACGAGAAGACGTCAAAGCGTTAACCGTTGCTGATTATACATTTATAGCTAACAAAGAACAAACGGTATCGTTAGGTAGTACAACAAGTACAGCATTAGATTACAGAGCTATCGTGTTCGTTAAGTTGGGTGACTACAGTAAAGAATACACTGTTGATATAGATGGACACAAAAGAACGTATCGTAGTGGTGACGGTCAGAACGGTGGTGACGACTCAACAGGTAACTCAGAGGGTTCAGGTAAGGATGCTGATACTGAATACATAGCCACACAGATAGCTTTGACTTTAGGTACAGGAGGTGTTGTTACAGGCACTACGATTACAAACGGTGGTAGTGGTTACACAAGTCCTCCAGATGTACAATTTAACACAGGTTCTGCTAGTGATGCTGAAGGGTACGCTATTGTATCAGGTGGAGTAGTAACAGAGATTGTTATATCAGATCAAGGTAGTGGTTACTCAGTTGCTCCTACTATATCGTTTAGTGGTGGTGGTGGTAGTGGTGCAGCTGCAACAGCTCAGATTGCTACATCAGGTATATCACAAACGATGGAACAACAGAATGCTGCCATACTTATCACAGGCACTTCTGACTTTGATATATCTGTTAAGGATGGTTTAGCTGACCAAGGACTAGGTGTTGTTTATAAAGAAGTATCTAGTATTACTGACCTACCTGCTAAAGCTTTCAATGGTTTTCGTGTTAAAGTAAAGGGAGACACCGAGCTTGTACAAGACGATTACTATGTAAAGTTTGAGACTAAAGAAGACAAAGAAGTTCTGTGGCACTACGGTGAAGGCACGTGGATAGAGGATGTAGGATACGGTGTAAAGACTACATTCAACGCTACAACCATGCCGTTACAGTTAAAGCCTGACGATGATACGTTTGAAGATTGGACGTTAGATACGACTACTTGGGGTAACAGAACAGCAGGTGATGACGACACGAACCCAGCTCCTACATTTGTTGGTAGTAAGATAAACGACATCTTCTTCTTCAAGAACAGACTGGGACTACTAACAGATAACAGTATCGTATTTAGTGAAGCAGATGAATACTTTAACTTTTGGAGGACTACCGTCTTATCGTTGTTAGATAGTGCTCCTATAGATGTAGGCGTCAGTCACACAAAAGTAGCTATACTAAAACACGCAGTACCGTTCCAAGAGAAGTTGTTAATCTTTTCAGAAGGCACACAGTTCGTTCTTCGTGGTCAGGAGTTGTTAACAGCTAAGACAGTGAGTATTACTCCAGCTACCGAGTACGATGCGTCAGGACGTATCAAGCCGATTGTTCTTAACAACTACGTATACTTCCCATTCAAGCGTAACACATACACCGGGCTGACTGAATACTACATAGACAACGACACTGCTATCTTTGACGCTGCTGAAATAACATCACAAGTACCAACGTACGTTAAGTCTGATGTTATCGCTATGGCAGGTACTGCTGTGGAGAATGTATTAGCAGTAGTAAACAATCAGAACCGTAAAGAGATATTTATATATAAGTACTTCTGGCAGAACAAAGAGAAGATACAAAGTGCTTGGCAGAAGTTCACACTTAATCGTGACGTTGTTGGTTTGGACTTTATCGAATCAGATTTATACATCCTGACAAACGATACGACCTCTACCTACTTAGAAGTATTACCGATGGAGAATGACTTACAAGACGATAACGGATATACGTTGTTGTTGGACAGCAGGATAGACAACACAGTAGTATCAATCAGCTATGACGCTGTCGCCAACGCTACTACTATCAGTGGTTTTCCTTATGACCCAGCAGGTGCGGAAGTATACAGTAAGACAGGGCATAAGTATACATTTACTCGTACATCTGCTACACAAGGAACAGTAAACGGGGTAACCTTACAGGTGTAGACTTCTACGCAGGATTCCCGTACGATATGTTGTACAGGTTCTCCGATCAGACATTGAAACAACCAACGGAACGGGGAGGACGATCTGCATCTGATTACACATACCAAACAATCCGTAGTGGTAGTCTTAACTATGCAGACACTGGACACTTTATCGTAGAAGTAACACCTAAGTTTAGAGATACATACACGTATGCATTTAATCCTGACATCCTTGGGTCTAACTTAACACTTAACAGTTTCACACCACAAGACGGACACTTTAAGTTTGCAGTACAAGGACAACCAGAAGATACAACAATTGAAGTAAAGAGCAGTTCTGCCTTGCCAGTAAAGCTGTTAGCTGCAGAGTTTGAATCTATGTTTATACCGAGGAGTAGAAGATATGGGTCTTAGAGTGGAACAAGCACAACCTGATATGGATGCCTTTGAGTTGTACGACGACATGAGGGAAGAGGACATGATGGAGTGTATCGGTCTTATGCATCACCCAAAGGACGCAGTTAACATATCGTTTCAAAACAGCATCAAGTGTTATTCACTAAGAGGCAACGACGGTTTATACTGTAGCTTTGGAGTAGTGCCTAACGATAACGTAGGAGTTGTATGGCTATTAGGCACACGTCGTTTAGCTAACGCTAAGAAGTATTTTGTACAGCATTCACAACAATGGATCGACGAGATGATGCACGGCTTTGACTTTCTGACGAACGTAGTAATGAAGACTAATACGTTGAGTTACAGGTGGTTGAAGTGGTTGGGTGCTGAGTTTAGCGATTGCCAGTACGACGGGTATATGTCATTTATATTAGAGAGGAAGTAAGTATGTGTGACCCAATATCAGCAACGATAGGAACAGCATTAGTAGGCAAAACCGCAGCTGCTGGTATGACTGCTGTCCAGTTAGGTATGATAGGTGCAAGTACGGTTGCTGGTATAGGTTCTTCAGTTGCGAGCTATGCAGGACAGCGTCGCATGGCTAAACAACAAGCAGCATATCAAGCACAAGCAGCAGCAGCAGAACGTCAACGTTTCACGCAAGAACAAACCTCTCTTCGTATGCGTCAAGCACAAGAGCAGGAAGCTGTGGGTCGTGAGTTAGAACAAGTCAGTCGTAAGTCACAGGAAGCATTAGCTAGAGCTAGGGTATCAGCTGGAGAAGCAGGTGTTGCAGGAGCTAGTGTACAAGCGTTGATGGATGACTACACACGACAAGAAGCAGGGTATCGTGCAGCTTTAGCTAGACAGCAAGAATTAGGAGCAGTGGGTACAGGACTTGGTCTTGAACAAGCAGGGTTCGCAACACAACAACGTCAGATCGGAATTAATAGACCAATTGATAGACCTAGTTTATTAACGGCAGGATTAGGAGCTTTAGGTGCGGGTCTGAGTGGAGCAGCTACGGGTCTTACTATAGCGGGAAGAATGCCGGGAGTAGGAGCAGGAGGTAGTAGTCCTTTTAATGTTATCCAAACAGGAGACGCTCCTATGCCGGGACTAGCGGGTTCAAGATATATGTATAGTGTTTCCCCTAACTAATTTATTATGGCAGAACGAGTACAAGTACAAGGATTAGGCGGGCAAGTACCCGGTATATCACCTACCATTCAACGGGGAGGACAGTACGCTGTACAGGTTCAACAAGCAGGACGTAACAAGTTGATGGACCTAGCGGATGCGTTAGGACAAGTTAATCCGATGTTACAGCAGTACGGACAAGTACAGAAGATACAGTTCGAGAAGGGTGCAGAACGTGGTGAGATGGAAGCGGCTACTGCTGACCTAGATCAAGCTATTGAAGGATTAGACGCTACTGGTGAGAAGTTAGTGGAGCAAGGGTTGATGCCTCGTTCTCAGTTAGTGGGTTATCAACGAGCTTACAAAAGACGTATAGGACAAAGACAAGCTAAGACGTTGTATGTTAAATCTTTAAACGACAGGATACAGGAAGTAACGCAAAACCTAGAGAGCGATGCTGATATAGTAAGTAGTATTATAGCAGAAGAACGTGATAAAGCATTACAACAACTAGGACAGTCTCCGTTAGCTATGCAGGGTTTTGCTGACTTTTCGGATAGTGTAGAAAACAGTTTCTATAACAACGCTACTAAAAAGCGGGACCGAGCAGTACAAGACTACAACGAGAGCATGATTGTTGAAGACTTTAATCAGGACTTCGGTGAGATGTTAACAGCTGCTGAAAGTACTCCTGAAGACGTAGCTCAACTACAACTTGCAATGAAGAGTCGTATGGACGCTATTGCAGAAGAAGGTAAGATACCGAGGTCTCGTGTTGTTGAGTTGTTTTGGAATGGATTTGCTGTACCGAATGTTAACAATCTTTTAGTAGGAGATGACCCGCAACCTGATAAAGCGGAGAAGATGTTAGACTCTATGTTGGATATTGATCTGACAGGTGATGGCGGTAAGCTAGGCAATATAAACAGAGAGGGAGCATATATTCGTTCTAAAGCTGTTGAGTTGCGTGGTCGTGTTGAGTCAGCTCGTAATAAGATAGAAGACGACCAAGAGGAAAACTACAGGGATATAACAAACTTAGCGGGACCAGCTATAAAGTCTGTGATAGGAGGTCTGACAGGAAATACTGAGTTAGATAACATTAGAGTTGCTACAGTACAACGACTACTAGACGACACGGGTGCTAGTTTTGATGAAGGCACTGCGGAATCTTTAATACGGACACAAGACGCTGCTAAGTTAATAGACTTAATGTCTTTTTATAACAACAACGATGCTAAACGTAAAGCATACGGCAGAGCGACTCTACCATTAGAAGAGTTAGCAACTAAGATTAAAACTAGATCAACAGCTATCTTATCTAAGGCTGATACTGAAACTATAAAAAAGAATATTGATGAGTATGTAGCTGCTGGTAACGACGATGTCTTAGATTTTTTAGATTCAGGTGCAGGTGTCAGTGATGTACCTATAATAGCAAAAGAAGTCGAGGCTTATGCTAGGCAGAAAGAAATAGAACTAGAAGCTAATTTATGGTTTGAAAAATCAGAGGCATACCCAGCTAGAGAGCAAGAGTTTGAGTCATCATTTGAGCAAGTTATTGAGGAACTTTATCCTAGTAAAAAAGCTGGAGATATATCAAATATTATCGAAAGAGAAGCAGCCCCCTTTAAAGAAAAGTACAACCGATTAATTAAGGATGCTCAAAAACGATTAAAGAATACGAACGGCAGGGATACAAAGATACTACAGGAATTTGAAGAGATTAAAAAGCAAGTCATAGGAAACTGGCAAAGTATTAAGCAAGCTGAAAAGAACTACCAAGAAGGAATCCGTAAGAGAGTTAAAGAAGCTGGAGCAGCACTGCTTGATTTAGAGGATTTAGGAACCACAGAAGAAGCTCAAGGTGTATTAGAAAAGAAGATAGGCAAGTGGTGGGGTAGCTTTAGAGACATGACATACGGTGTGTTTGATTTTGGAGCACCAGTAGTTACTGAAGAGGAGCGAATACAACGGACTGTCTATGATGTTGATTTAGATGCGTTAGGAACTAGCGACCTACAAAGCAGAGTTAAAGCTTGGAGCAAGGCTGATTTAGTAAGAAACACTATTGAGAATGCCGACGCAGATGCTGATTTAACAGCGTTAGAAGAGGCTGAACTTCTTATTCGCAGGAAATGGGGATTCAGGAACCCGCAGGAAGCTATAGAGTTAGCAGCAGCTCGTAAAGAATCTGTGTTGGATTTAGATTACAGAGAGACTCCATACTTTGCAGGACCGAGGGTAGCTGAGGAAGAGTGGCAAAAGATAAAAGTAGAGTTTGATGAGTACACTAACACACCTAAAGCAGAGCGTGATTTAAATAACTTTCCTACGTTTAAAAGTTGGAACCAAGCTTTTGGGGTGCTAACTAAAGAAGATATTATTAATGTATGGCAAGCACAAGTTGAAGTGTTTAATAACATGAATAAAATATGAAGGTAGACGAAGAGGGTTGGCCTGATTTAAAAATAGGAGTAAAGAAAGAGGATACAGATAAAACAGGTAAACCTCTCGTAACAGCAACACCTCCTACTACACCTGAGATTACCGAGACAACCGATTGGCCTGAAGTAGGAATAGCGGAAGATGCTGATAAGCCTATTGCTATTGAAGAAGACGAAGAAACTGTAGGTAGTAACGAAGACGAACCGTTCTGGCATCCATTTGTAAGACAAGCTGTAGGTCTAGGTATAAACTCTTATTCTAGAATTAGACCAGCAGATAGAATATTAAAACGAACAACTGTCAAAACAGCTGAAGATTTATATAACGCAGTCAACGAAGTAATACCGTTAGGCACTGAAGTGCATTGGGAACAAGCCTACCTAGGCAAACCTGAGAGCGTCGTGGAGGATGTATCTTCTAACATACTATCTTGGTTAACCTCTTTTGCAGTGCCGGGCTGGCTTATTAGCGACAAGGGGTTAAAGTCCTAACGACAGTACCCAAGGTAGCAAAGGACGGGTAAAGCTGTTGAAAAGTTTATAGAGGGTGGAGAGTTAGGTCGTAAAGCTTTAAAAGGAACTAAGATAGCTGCTGAAGGTTTTCTTAAAGGAGCTGTTGCTGATTACATACGAACGGACGTTGATGATCTAGAAGCAGAAGAAGCGATCGCTAAAAGATTATATGAAACATACGAGGGTGGAGTTTACGGTTCACTTTTAAATTTCACAACAGCAGGAGTCAGTCGTATTGTTAAAATAAATATGGATAAAATACGTGCTCTTAAAAAAGTACAGAAAGCTAGTAAAGGTAAAGCCGAGCCCTAAGCAAGCTGTTGAAGAATTAGACAACGCAATAAAAGAAGAGAACAAATTTAGAAAAGAATTAGAAGCAGAAGTAAACCCTCAAGATAAAGAACTAGGGTTAGTAGACGAACCTAAATCGAACCCAAACCTAAAGTAGAAGCAGAGGTCGAGGAACCTGTCGTAGATGTGGCGAAACCTAAACTAAACCCTGAAGATGAGATAGAAGAGGCTATTCAGGGTAAGGAGAATTTTCCACAGCAAGTACAGGCGATGGTTAGGGAGACCAGAAAGTTGAGTAATAAGATGACACCAAGGATTAATAAATTGGTTAAGTCTATGACTGATCTAGACGACGCGATCCAAAAAGGTTCAGAGGTAAATGTAGGAAAAGAGTTTTCTAATATTAAAAATAACATACTTGATATAGAGGACGACCTAAGACGGAATCGTAAAATGATTGATGTCCGTGCTAAGGTGGCTAATGTAGCTGGTAGACTTTTAGCAGGCTTCAAGAAGGAAAAAGTAGACTTAACTAAGCCGTTTGAATATAAACCTGCGATTAGAAACCAATTAAACAGCATAGATTCGTTGTTGTCTTTAATCGACGATATGAAGACAGGTAAGGCGGGTAACATCAGTACGCTGGATAACTTTAAAAAAGAAATCGAATTTATTGAAGAAGTAAATCAAACTGGTGATCTTTCTAAAGCTTTAGATAAGACGTTTAATCTGACAGTCGAAGACAGTTTGAGTACTATATGGGGTCGTTATAAAAAAAGAATAAGCGATCAAGTATTAAAAACATTACGTGTATCGGGTCCCAAGAATAAAGCAGCGTTAGAATTGTTTTCCAATAGGGTTTCATCCACTTTAACAGATGCCATAAAAGCTAATAAAACTATTACTAAAAAAGTAAAAACGGCACTTGATGATGTTCAAGATATAATAAAGAACCCTGAGAAATATAAGCAGTCGATAGATAATATTATTAACGACATCAACAAAGCTAAAAACTTAGAACCTGAAGCAGCATCTAAGGCACTGGCTATACTAGAAGATTTAAAAGACGGTGTTAACAGTAGAAGATTTATAGATAGCTTGCCTAACAGAAGTAAGATTGTACAAAAAATACTTAAAGAAGAAGTTGATAATATAGGTAAGAAGATAAGAGAAGCTGTTAAGTTTGGGCGAGAAAAGGAACTCGTCGATAGTGTTCTTAAAGATATAAGCAAAAGGGTAAAAGATTTAAGCCCTACGGAACGTAAGGTATTGCTTAATACAATTAGAGTAGAGTTAGCAAATACAATAGGAACAGTAAGGGATGATGTACTGGGTAGGTTTGCGTCTAAAGAAATATATCAACAATACACACTGCGTCAGAAGATTAAAGACCTTGATGAGATGTCTGATAAAAGCATCGAGGAGATAAAAGAATACTTAAAAGTAGAGAGTCGTAATATACAAAGCGATCCTGAAGGCATTAAACTGTTAAAGAGACAGGCTAGGGAGTCGCGTAAAGTTTTAACAGATAAATTAAAAAACGAAGAGATAGCTGCTAAAAACGAGTTTACTAAAAGATTTTTAGAGTCTTACTATGAGATGAATAGACTAGGTGCAGCTGATGTAAATAACTTTGAACTAGCTCTAAGATCGTTAGAAAAATTCAGGATGAACACAGGGCTGTTGATGAGTGTAAAAACTTGGATGGTCGGTGTTCCTTCTGCTGTTATAATGAATGTCGTACAACCTTTGCAAAAAGCTTTAAGGGAGTGGTCGTCTATTAAACAGCAACAGAAGCTAGGCAAAATGAGCCGTGAGATTAATGCACTTAATGTGGCGTTAGAAGATATAAAAGCTATGTCTTTATATTGGACGCAGTTTGGCGATGCACTTCGAGTACTAAAGCAGACTTTTAAACAGCGAGGTGAAGGAGCTTTTATGTCTAATAACTTAAAAAGACATGAAGAAGATTTAGTAGGTGCAGGGGATGATTTAACATCTATGCTAGACAACGCTCCAAAGATAAACTTTAAAAATAAAGAAGAGTTACAGAAATTGTATAAAGCTTACGGTGTAAACACTCCGCAGAATGCTAATAGAATAAGAAGGTTTTTCGAGAATATGACAATAGGACAACCTGAGAGTAATGCTGAAAAACTGTTGGACCCTTTCTTTTCTTTAAGTTTTAGAGCAATGGGCACAGCCGATCAACCGTTTTTATTCTTAGGAGCCATGCGTAATCTTCGTGCTGAAAGTATGAAGAAAGGAATGAAGCAAGGATTAACAGGTGATGCTCTAGAAAAGTTCGTAAAAGAAGAAGCTGATAAAGCTTTGGACAAAGACGGTGATATGCTTACTTGGGCTAATAACGAAGAGTTTGAAGATATAAAAGAGATGGCACTATCAATAACTTTTCAACAAGATTACGCAGATAAAGTAGTGTCACAACTAGCTAAAACTTTTGCGAAATGGAGCCGAACTGGAGGTGGTGGAAGCGGATTCATGAATACAGTATTTGATGACCCTTACATAAACCCTGCTAAAATATTTACTAGGTTTATGACTGCTTTTATTAAGACACCTACTGCTATAGCTCAGTGGACTGTTGACACGTTTCCAGTTACGTCTGTTCCATATTGGGCTGTGACTAGACTAGGTAACACTAAATACGACTTTAGAATAAATAAAATAGATAAACACATAGAGGAACTAACAAATGGTTTATCTGCTCAACCTATAAGTAAAGAAATAAAAGAAAAACTAATTGCAGACAGAGCGTCGCTGTTGCAGCAAAAAGAAGATTTAGTGTTAAAGACTGTAGAGATGAAAGCTGAATCAACTGCAAATACGATGTTAGGTTTAACCATGACAGCAGGTGTTACTCTACCGATAATAAACGGACAGATCACAGGCTCTGGGGCACATTTAACGCCAGATCAAAAACGACGTTTAATTGGAAGTAAGCAGTGGCAACCCAACACTATATACGCTTTTGGAAAGAAAATTGATTATAGTAAGTTTGAGCCATTCTCTACTATTATATCTGCCTACGCTGATGGTATACATTACACAATGACCACGGGAGGAGATATAACTGAAGAGCAGCAGGGTATGTTTAATGCTGTTTTCTCTTCTTTTATAACTAACTTTAAAGATAAATATTTCCTTAGAGGGTTGAAAGAGATGTTCGATTTGTTTGATGAAAGGAACCCAACAGGCAGGTTACAGACTTTCTTTGCAAACGTAGTTGGTTCTTTCTTTCCTCGGCCTGTTAGAGAACTAGCAACAATAAACGAGGAGTATCAAAAATACGCCATAGGGTTTAAAGAAAAATTAATGATGAAAGCCGGACTAGATACGCAACGTATCGAGCGTAATATGCTGGGAGAGAAAGTTGAACGCAAATATACAAATAAAGGTTTGTACGGTTTAGTCAGTCCTATATATGTGTCTACTTTGGAAAAAGATAATGTTATGGCTACTATTGCCAACTTCCACGATAAGTTTGATTATCAAACATTTTTTACAAGAGGAGGAATTGATACACGGGTATTCAGAAATAAATCAAACGATTATCCCTTGTTCCAAGCTTTTGCGGATTTAGTGTCTAGTAAAAAGAAAACTACGGTTATAGACGGCAGGGATACGGCTCCTTTAACTTTAAGAAAAGCTTTGAGTGTGTTAATAAAATCTAAAGAATACAAAGAAGCTATTGAGTATGGAGAACCTATGGAAGGGGAACTATCTCGTCCCAAACTTATAAAAGAAAAGATTAGCGAGTATAGGTCACACTTTTGGGGGGTAATGAAAGAGGATAAAAAATATAAAAACTTTGTAAACGAGGATGGGGAGTCTTGGCTTAACTTTGTTAGAAAAGAAGAACCTACTCGAAGAAGACGTAAACAACGTAAAGTGGAGGGGCCGTTCGAAACATTTCGATTTAAGCAATAGTGCTTGAACTCCTCACTCAATAAGTAATAATATAATATCATGGCTAACACCTACCAAGACTACACAGCGACATCCGATCAAGTTGCTAACGGCTTTTCTTTCTCCTTTCCATATCTATCGGACAACGAAGGAGTGGCTCTAATAGACGTATATGTACAAGGTTCTCTGTTAGCTACTTCTGCTTACACGATCTCTACATCACCTAACAAAATTGTAATAGCATCAGGCAGTGTAGCCGTAGGTAACGCAGTACGGATTGTTCGTAACAGTTCCACCGTTGATCCACTGGTAGACTTTGTTAATGGTTCAGTACTGACAGAATCGGAGTTAGATCGTTCGTATCTTCACAACTATTATCTATCACAAGAAGCTGCGGAAGGTGCAGCTGGTGAACAACTTAGTAAGAAAGGTACGGATCATTACGACGCTGACGGTGCTAAGATAACAGACCTAGGTGATCCAACGGACGCACAAGACGCTGCTACAAAGAACTATGTAGACTCTCAAGACTTTGCAGACCGTGCTTATATCGACGGTTTAGGACTCGACCACTTTGACGGTAGTAACTTGTCATCTAATGTTGATATGAATGGCAATCGTATTACCGAAATGGCAGACCCATTAGGTGTACGGGATGTTGTTAATAAACAATACGTCACTGGAGTAGCTGATCAGTTAACACTAGGTACTGGTGCTCCTCCGGGCTTTTCTAGTTTTACACAAACAGGGTCTGATACAGGACTTTGAATTAACTTTCACACCTAACCACAGCGACTCTCAATCTTACTTGGTAACAGTAAACGGAGCAGTACAATCACCTGATGACTACACGATAGTAGGTGCACAGAACGTACTACGCTTTGACTCAGCTCCAGCAGCTAGTGCTTCTATTGTTATTATTGAGAGAGGATACAGATACGCTTATTCCTACATGTATCTAACACTTTAGACTATGGCTCTGTAGCTGTAGCAGGAGCAGACGACTACGTCGATTACGGAGCAATACTATAAAACTTAATAACTATGAGTAACATACAAGTACAATTACGAAGAGGAACAACAGCTCAACATGGCAGCTTTACAGGAGCACAAGGTGAACTGACAGTAGACACCGATAAGAACGCATTAGTGTTGCACGATGGGGCTACTGCTGGTGGTGTTGGTATGTCTAATGCAGAGGTAACAGCTACAGGTTCAACGACAGCTAGGAGTCTTGCTGATCGGTTTGGTCAAGTACTTACTCCGTATGATTTTGGAGCGGTTGGCAATGGAACAACTGACGACACCAGCTGCACTACAGGCGTGGATTGCCTACTTAAATGCTGATGCTAAAAATGTAGGAGAACTTGGTAAGGGTGCTTTTGCGTTTAATACGACTTTAGAGCTTACTAGAACGGGTGTTGGAATAATGGGTAGCCAGCTTAAAGGTAGAAGAACAGGTTCAACAAGGCTTGCTTCTACTCTAGTGTGGACGGGTGGTGCTGATCCTATGTTTAGGGTAGTCGACCGCACAGCACACTTTTGCGTATGTAGGTGTTGAAACTAACGGTAGCGCTACTGACTTTTTAGAGCTTAATTCAGGTCACATCGACCTCGTAATGAATAATGTGTTTTTCAGTGGTGCTGGTTTGTTTACCCGATCCGTTATTCGTTCAAACGGTAACAGGTTAGGTTATAGCAGTTTTAATGAAGTACATTGTAGTAGTAGGACTGCGGATAAATTTATAGATATTGACGGACAAGGCTCATCGGGTGGAATAACACCTATTGAGTTTACTCGTTGTACGTTCATAGGTAGCAATTCTTCAGGCAGTACAGGAACAAATCCGTGGACTGTATTACACATCAAAGATGAAAGAATAGAAGCGGTAAGTTTTGAAAGATGTACATTTATCAGTCGTGATGGTTTACTTGTTGTAGATACTACTGACAAACCTTTACTAACCGCTGGTGATTTTGTTATTGATAAAACTTATAAAATAGTAACCGTTGGAACTACTGATTTCACTTCAATAGGTGCAGCTGACAATAATATAGGTACAGAGTTTGTGGCTACAGGTGTAGGTTCAGGAACAGGCACAGCTAATTCTGTTATTACTGATGCTATTAGAAGTCTGCGTGTTGAAAATTGCGAATTTGATGAATTTACTACTAGCTTATCATCGCAAAGGATGTTCAAGTTAGAGAACTGCCATAATGTAAGCTTCTCCAACAATATTATTACAGGTGTTACTACTGTAACTGATACAGCATTATGTTCTTTAATTAATTCCAATGTTTCTAGGTTTGAATCCAACTGGCTTGAAGGTTTGCAATATGTGTTTGATAACGATTCAAATTCTAAGATAAACGGAATAGGTATAAATTACAGCGATTGGTCGAGCGTACAAGGCATACTGTTAAATGCTACTAATTGGTATATAGACCTCACGCAAGCTCTCTATGCTGAATTAGACGGTGCTTATTTAAGTCCTAATACATCAGGTAACTTTATATGTGAGGTAACAAGTGACACGGCTTACGGTTTTAATTTAGATAAGAGTAGACCTCAGAATTGGGAAGCTGGTCAGTTGTTTTATTTAACTATTAAAAATACAAGCGGTGGAGCTGTAAGTGCGAACCCTACATTTTTTAGTGGTAATTTTGAGGTTCAATCATCAACGATAACTACACCGTCAGATGGTCACCAAGTCTCAATATTATTCAGATTTGACGGGACTAAAGCTATACAGATAAGTCAAGTTTCACCGGAAGTAGATAACGCTTAACAAACTAGATGATCCACGCTTTAACTTTTGAATAATGACCGAGACCCTCTCTCACTTCCTCGACACCGCCCTTGCCGTCGTTATAGGCGTCATTGGGTGGGCGATTAAAAAGTTCTCTGACCGTCTTGATACGGATGAGAAACGCCTGACAAAGATCGAGGTTGAGTTGGCAGCACAACGTGAAAGAGATACTGCTGTTGAGAACCGTATGGGAGGACTTGAAACAAATATTAAAGAGATAAACACTAAGCTTGATCGTATGATGGAGCTGCTAATGAAAAGATAGATATGCCAAAAGGATTATACGCAAACATAAACAGAAGAAAGAAACTCGGTATTAGCCGTAGTAAGAAGAAGTCAACGATTAGCCCTAAAGCTTACAGTAACATGAAGCGTGGGTTCCCGAAGAAGAAGTAAGGTGGGTGTATCGTTATCCATAGGCAGAGGTGAGAAAAGCCGTAAAGGTGGTCTCACTGCAAAGGGAAGACGTAAATACAATCGTGCTACAGGGTCTAATCTAAAGGCTCCTCAACCCGGTGGTGGTCCTCGTAAGCGTTCCTTCTGTGCTCGTATGAGTGGTGTTAAAGGGACCAATGAAAGACAGTAAAGGCAGACCTACCCGTAAAGCTTTAGCGTTGCGTCGTTGGAAGTGCTGAGTATGCCTCGTCGTCCAATAGCTCGTCCTCACCCTCTGTCTGCTCAACAACGGACACTAGCAGCTGTATCTTCTGCAAAGGTGAAGGAGAACAAACAGAAAGCTGACGAACTGCAAACAAAAGTTACATCGCTGGAGAGTGATCCATTTTTTGTTACTATTGACGGGGGTGGTCCTGTATTGGACGACACTGATATATTCGACGGAGGACAAGTAGATGCCTAGTTTTACAAAACGTATACAATTAAGACGTGGTACTTATGCCGAGTGGCGGGAAGAGAACCCAGTACTGCTGGAAGGTGAAGTTGCTATCGAGTTAGATACTGACCGTAATCGTATTAAGATAGGAGACGGAACGACTGCTTGGAACGAACTACCTTACTTCCTAGATGCACGTGAAGAAGAAGTGGGTGACCACGCAGAATTTCTTGAAGGCTTGACAGGTGATCCGTAATTCACTAACAAGTGTCGGATTTAACCAATTAATGAAAATAAAATATGAGCGTATGGTATCAAATGGGACAGAGCGTCAGGAACTTATTAATATCTCTTACTAGCACCAGCAAGGCTATATTAGACACCGAGAGCAACATTCAAGCAAGGACTGACGACGACTTAGGAACGATGGCGTATGCCACGGACACTAATAAATTGTATGTATTTACAGACTCAGGATGGCAAGCTGCTCAATAGTTTTGACAATCAATAATCACTAACATAAAAATATAATCACTAATGGCTAACATACTTCAACAAATCGGACAGACCGTTAAGACGAAGTTGGATGACAAGGTAGATAAAACGGACGCTGTGACGGACTTCTTAAAGTCTATTCTCGGCTTCCCTGAAGATACCGTTGCACCCAGCGTAGACACGGCAGCAAACATAACAGCAAGAACCAGCGACAGCACAGGTACTATCATGTACGGAAGCGATACTTATAAGCTTTACGTATTTGACGGTAGTAACTGGCAGGTCTATAACAACAGCTAAACACATGAGCGATATTACAGTAATTAACGACAGCGAGCAATCATCGCTGGTAACTAACGGACTTGCCAAGAATGGTGAGTTATATTTGAAAGCTGCGGGTAGTACCGATGCAGGTGCTATTGTTGTATACGACAGCGGGTCTTGGAGAACGTTTGCTAATGAAGCTAGTCCTAGTTTTAGTAACCAGTATAGCGTAGAATTTGACGGTACGGACGACTATATCGATTTAGGAACCTCTTCAGATTTAGCACCTGCAAATATAACGCTTATGTGTTGGTTTAAAGTGAGTGGCACACTTGGAGGTTACAACTTTTTAATGTATCAGTCCAATACTATGTTCGGAGCCTTTCGTTTAACATATAGAAGTACTAATAAATTCGAGTGTATGATAAGTGGACCGTGGGGCTACTCGAACATAGAGAGTAGTTCAACATACACATTGACTGACTGGCATCATGTAGCGATGACTTATGATCAAAGTTATTTGAGACTTTACGTGGATGGCGTTGAAGCTAACTCTGTAGCTCAAAGCAACGCACTAAGTTACAATGGAAGTAATACTTGGATAGGAAAGGGTAATGCCGCCCAAAATGCGGAAGGTGTAATGGATGAGTGTGCAGTGTTCAATACTGCTTTATCTTCTTCCGATATATCATCTATCTACAACAGTGGAGTACCTGCTGACATATCCTCTTACTCGCCTGTTGGGTGGTATCGCATGGGAGACAACGACTCAGGAACAGGCACGACAATCACTGACCAAGGCAGCGGAGGAAACGACGGTACGCTTGTTAACGGTCCTACCTTCTCAACTGACGTACCCTCTTAATAATTATGAGCACTAGACAATATGTAATTCTAAACGCTGATGAAGTAAGTACCGTTAACTTTGACGAAGTACTTGAAACATCAGTTGATACACTAAGATATAACGTGGCAGGTGATGAAACCTTTGTTAAATACGAAGGAGCTAAACCACGATGCCTATACGGAAAAGATACCCTTAGTCACTCGGCAATGTTGACCGTGTTGGCTGGGGAAGCTTGGACACAACCAGAGGAGGAAGAATAAGACATGGCTACTTTAAACACAGTCACATCATCCACCCGTCCCGCTTCGCCAGCTGCTGGTGAGGCTTACTTTGAGACGGACACTAATAAGATTATCGTTTGGACAGGGTCTGAATGGACAGAGATTGTTTCCGACGGTACTGCTTAATTTTAACCATCAATAATAAATACTAATATGCCAGATACATCATCTATATTCTATCAAATCGGTCAATCGACCAAAAGTGCTATTGCAGTTGAGAAAGCACGTGCAGAAGCTGCTGAGGCTACATTACAAACGAACATTGATTCGGAAGCCTCCAGTCGTGCAAGTGCTGACTCTACCCTGCAATCTAACATCGACAGCGAAGCTTCTAGCCGTGCGTCTGCTGATTCTACCTTACAAGGTAACATTGACACAGAAGCATCAAGCAGAGCATCCGCTGACTCCGCTATCCAATCCGAACTAGACGCTACTCAAAGTGGTGCTGGTCTTGGTGCAGGTGGATCGTACTCCGCTAACTCCTCTACCAACTACATTACTTCTGTAAGTACATTGGTTGGAGCTGACGAAGCTCTCGATGCACAGATCAAAACTAACGCTGACGCTATCTCTTCTGAAGCAAGTACTCGTGCATCTGCCGACAGTACCCTTCAGTCTAACATTGATAGTGAAGCTTCTTCTCGTGCCAGTGCTGACTCAACTCTCCAAAGCAACATTGATGCTGAAGAGACTGCCCGTCAATCCGCTGACTCGACCCTTCAAACAAACATCAATGACGAGGCAACTGCCAGAGCTTCTGCTGATACGACTTTACAGTCCAATATCGACGCTGAAGAAACTGCTCGCATCGCTGCTGTTAGTGGTGAAGCTACTGCTAGAGCATCTGCTGACACGACTCTTCAATCGAACATCGATTCCGAAGCTTCAACTGCTCGTGCTGCTGAATCTGCTCTTGACGTTGCCAAAGCTAATCTTGCTGGTGCTGCCTTCACTGGTGACGTAAGCGGAACTAACCTTGTACTTAGCGGTAATTTAACTGTTAACGGTACAACTACTTCCGTACAAACCACTAACTCCGAAATCAAAGACTCTATTCTTTTGATCAACGACGGTGCTGCTGGTTCAACTAACAACTCGAACGACGCTGGTCTTATCATTGAACGTGGTACTGGTGACGGTGGAAACATCGCTGCTGTATACGACGAAGGTATCGACAAGTTTGCGTTCTATAAAACATCCGCTACTTCTGCTTCTACTGACATCAGTGGAGACGACGGAAGTGCTGAGTTGATCGACGTTAAAGCTAACGACGTTGTTCTTGGAGACGGTAACAATCTTGGTTCATTGGCAGACTTTACTGCTGCAATGGCTTAAGTTTATATCGCTGAATGAGTGCGAAAGGTAAAAAAAGAGATACATCATCTCTAACTTTTCGTCTCACAAGCTCACAAAAGAAGGAGGTAGCTGGGATCGCTAATACGCTCGGTCTCAGCTCCTCCGCTCTTTTACAGATGTGGGTAACACGAATCCTGAACAATATGAACGGACGTGGTGACCACTCTGAGATGCCGAGAGACAACAAATAATACTTTATGAAGGATCACGTAGAAGGAGCTAAACTTGCTGACGGTTATACTGAACTGTGTAAGAATGCAGTTGGGTACATGAAAGCTATGGAGGAATACAACCCGGCTTTGATGAACGCTATAGGCAAGTGGTTAAAAGATAACAACATCACAGTGGATAATCGTAGTGGTAGTAATGTTAATGAATTAGCTAATGAGTTCAAAGCGTTACCGTTCCCTGAACAACAAGACGATATACCCGCAGAGAAACAACTTTAACTCTTCCCTACATTCCCATATACTCTAAAGGAGTCGGCAATATAACGTCGGCTCCTTTTTATTTGATACGATGAAGAAGAAACACCAAGAGATACCATCACAACTACGAGACTTTAGAAACTTTCTGTGTCTTGTTTGGCGACACCTTAACCTGCCTGATCCTACTCCGTTACAGTACGACATGGCTTTATACTTGCAAAATGGACCTCGTCGTTCCGTTATTCAAGCATTTCGTGGTTGTGGTAAGAGCTGGATAACCTCAGCATTTGTCGTTCATCAGTTACTACTAGACCAAACAAAAAACATACTTGTTGTATCTGCCAGTAAGAATAGATCGGATGACTTCTCTACCTTTACGTTACGTCTGATACAGGACATACCTGCACTACAACATCTACAACCATCAGAGAACCAACGATTCAGTAAGATAGCTTTTGATGTTAGCGGTGCTCCTGCTTCTCATGCACCCTCCGTTAAGTCGTTAGGTGTAACATCCCAGCTGACTGGTTCCCGTGCTGATATAATCGTAGCTGACGACGTAGAAGTACCGTCTAACTCACAAACACAAGGACTACGGGATAAACTGGACGAAGCAGTAAAAGAGTTTGATTCTATTATAAAGCCCCTAGAAAGCTCTAGGATTGTATTTCTCGGTACACCCCAATGCGAAGACAGTCTGTACACTAAACTGGCAGAGAGGGGCTACGAGCAGCGTGTATGGCCTGCACAGTACCCAAAGGAGGAAGAAGCTGACAACAACTATGGCAATGCCCTTGCACCCTTTATACGGGATAACATAACTCCTGAGAGTACTGGTACTTCTACAGAACCCTTACGCTTCAGTGATATGGACTTAGAAGAACGTCAGCTGTCGTACGGTCGTACCGGGTTTGCGTTGCAGTTCATGTTAAACCCTAAACTAAGCGATCGTGACCGTTACCCACTAAAGATTAACGACCTTATCATTCACGACGTTGACGTTGATACTGCCCCTGAAAAGATCATGTGGTCAAGTGACCCTGAGAAAGCAGATAGAACACTACCTAATGTAGGACTGGCAGGAGACCGTTACAAGCGTCCTAGTAGTCTTGTAGGAGAACTAATACCGTACAGTGGTTCTGTGATGTCTATTGATCCTTCTGGTCGTGGTAAAGACGAAACGGCTTACGCTGTAGTCAAGATGCTTAACAGTCAGTTGTTTGTTCCTGATGCTGGTGGTATTAAAGGAGGGTACGACGAGGTAACATTAAAACGTCTCGTCTCCATTGCTAAACATAACAAAGTTAACAAGATCGTTATAGAGTCTAACTTTGGTGACGGTATGTTTATGGAACTGATTAAACCGTTGTTTCGTAATGAATATCCTGTGACGATAGAAGAAGTACGTAGTAGTAAACAAAAAGAACTAAGGATTGTTGATACACTTGAACCTGTACTTAATAGTCATCGTCTTATTGTTGATCCTAAAGTTATCTCTAACGACTACCAGTCTGCGTTAACGTATCCTATAGAGTCTCAAGCTAGGTATATGTTGTTCTATCAACTATCACGGATAACAAGAGAACGTGGTAGCTTGGCTCATGATGACCGTCTGGATGCGTTAGCTATTGCTGTTGCTTATTGGGTAGAACAAATGGCTGCTGATGTTAACAAGAATATGTACGATAGAAAACAAGAACTACTACAAGAAGAGTTAACAAAGTTTACTGATAGCTTCTATAAACGTAAACGTGATAAAGCGATCCTTTGGACGTAACGTTGTTACTTAGATAACAAACTCTTACCTACTAGTTAACTTCTGTTATAACTGTGATGAAGTAGTTAGTTTAAATACATTAATATGTACTCTACTATCGTTATCGTTATATATGGTAATTCTAAAGTTAGACTTTAAATATACAAGGTTTACGTGTAAACACACCTATCCTTAAATCCGTTAGAAAGAAGACGACTACTATAGCTGTTACGTTAAAGTTAAAAGCGAAAGAACGAAGTATGAGCTTTTTCAGGATGAGCGAAGCGAGTCCGCTCTAACTGATTATAACGACGACACTTATAACGTCATTCGTTGTTAGTTGTTTTGATGAAGAGCTTAACTGTTCTGTTAAAGCGTACAGTTAGTACGACTAACGCTCCGCTAGGCATTATACCATTTAGTAACCATTACAGGTTGAGTGTCAAGACTAGAGTTATAAGTCGTTGTATATCAGTGAATAAAAAAGCGTGTCAAAATGTCACACCTAAATTAAAGCAACAGTCTTTACTACCTAACGTATTTGTTATATAGTGTAAAGTACTATGACGAACAACAGTATTTATAATACGCTGGGAGGAAGAGCGAAGCGATGACGAACAACGACCAGACTGACGCTCTTATGTTTGATTTAGATAACCTCATACGACGGTATCAACAAGAGTACGACCTCAACGATCAGACAATCGTCGGGCGTGTTAGAATTTGCCAAACTGACCGTTTTAACAGACGCTGAGATCATTTTTAGCCCGGAAGATTTAGACGAAGACGACGACTTAGAGGACTATATCAGTCCTAGTTTCTGAACTGCAACAGAGTCGGTTAAGAAGAGACGTTAGCGAAGCGTTGTCGATGAGTACGCAAGGACTCAAATTTGGTAGAAAAATCTGAACGGCTTACGCTATATACGCGGTCGTTGTTTACCCCTTGGGTACCCTAGCATTTTTACTACAGCGGGGTACATTTTGATAAGTTTATATTAATAGATAAGTAATCCCTGCTAATAGCAAACTTAAGTCACTGATTACCAGTAGTTTAAGATTTATTTATTACTCATACAACGGGGGTTATGTCTACTCTTTTTTAGAAAGTAAATAGTTTATAGCAGGATAGTTCATGTTTACTTATTGTTAGCCTATCGTTCGCAAATCAACAGATAACTAGGTCAAAATGCGTCAAGGGTTGGTCGTTTCATATC